TTTAAATTTTTTCATTTTTAATCCTAATCTAGATTTACTCATTTTTTCACAAATCTCCCTACTACGTTTCTTACCTTTTAAAGCTTCACTTATTCGTTTTTTACCTTCTGGGGTTTGTCGACTGCAACCATAAGCTTTATTAGTTCTATTATAACACATTGAATTATCTTCAGCATTATAATAATTTAACCAATATTCTTCTCTTAGTGATAAATGTTCTGAATTTTCAACTTCATCTAAAATTTCTTTTTTTAGATTAATAGTACCTTCATCCTTAATTACCCTTTTAATTTCAGTTCCACTCCCATAATACGAAGGGTTATTGTGTTTATCTCTACCGATATAAAATTTCCCTGTTGTTAAATGTGTTGTTTTGTAAATCACCATAATATGTTTTGAGTATACATATTAAGTGGTTTAGGGAAGTCAACGTCATTTTATTAATTGTTGGCGAATCTAGCAAATACATCTTTGACCCAAAACTCTACGTTTCTAATTATTGCCCCTAATTGGTCTTGCTTATACATTGCTAAAAACTGCTCTGGAAGATAATGAATTTCTTCTGAGGAGACAAATTTTTCTAAATGTTCTTTATCTCTTTCTGTTAACATAGGATTACTTAAATCCATAATTTTATAATTTTTTTCTAACTCTTCGATGTTTTGGATTACCCTAGCATAGACTAAATGGTCTTTAAATTTAGACTCACATATAGAATGAATATCATCTAATGTAAGATCCTTTTCGGTAATTTCAGGGAATTTCTTATATAACCCTTTTTCACCTAAACCCTTTATACCCTTAACCTTATCAGAACTATCACCTAATAACGTTTTATATATTATAAAGTTGTGTGGAGATATGTTGAACTTTTCCTTTATGGTATCCTCATTGTAATATTCTTTTTCTATGGGTCTATACACTAAAACATTCTCATTTACCAACTGTAAGAAATCCTTATCAGATGAAACTATGATGATTTTATCTTCTGGTTTAGATGGTATAATACTACCTAAATATGCAATTATGTCATCGGCTTCTGTCTTATCTAGAGCTATGGTTTTTACTGGGAGTGTTTTTAGGTATTGGATAATTCTAACAATTTGATCTATTTTAGAATCTTGTTCTTCTTCCATATCATCGAAAGTATCCCAATTTGTAATCCTTTGTAAGTTTCTATTGGATTTATATTCAGGTACTAAGTTCTTCCTATTAGCAGAAGAACCTACTCCATCAAACACAACTATAACTTCTGTTGGGTCGGTTTGACGGATTAGTGCTCCTAATGATCTAAAAAAACCACCTAATCCTCCTATATGAACCCCTTCAGGGTTTACCATATTGAGCATAGCAAAGTTCCTAAAAAATAGGTTTAACCCATCTATAACTAATACTCTTTACTTTCTACAGTATTTTGGCTATCCTCCTGAACATCATTCAGGAGGTTAAGTAAATCTTTTTTATCCATAATTTATTCTGGTTCTTTTGTGAATGTTGAAATATCGTTATAATTTTGTTCTTCTTCAACAATATTAAAATCTCCCCCTCCTAAAATTTTAGACCATTCTTCAGTATGATCATCTTTATACTTTTTCAAGTCTTTATCATTATCTAAGATAAATCCGTGGGGTGTCATAACAATTTTTCCTCTAGTAGTCATACCATTGATGTGGTTTTTATCAATTTGAACATTGACACGTTTAGCAAATTCTACTTGCTTACCCCCCTTAATTGCTTTTATTTTAGAGGTTCCAGCATTTGAAATATTACCAAATGTTACCACAAATGTTGAATCAAACCACATTGCAAATCCACCCTTATTCATCAATTTGGGCTTACCCATAGGTGAATCTGCTTTAGCTGTCCACACTTTATTAATACAAACTAATGTATTTGTGTAAGGTGATGATTCTTTTCTTGAAAGTACCATACGTTGGTTTACGTTATTACCAAATTGTGTAGACATGGCACCTGCGTTCCACTCATTGTTATTTTTATTCGATTTTATGGACATTTCACACGGTACTGATCCGATTGAATCCCACAAGAATAGTAAGTCATAAGGTAAATCACCTTTTTTCTGATCATCGACTAGATCTAGAATGAATGTTGCTACATCTTCTATAGTATGTATACTTTCTCTATCTACATATATGAAATTACCATTATAGTCTATAACTTCTCCGGTTTTTTCATCTATTACTTCATTTACTTCTAGCCCCATTTGAATTGCATGTTCCCAGTTCCATTTCATCTCTGTGATGATAAAAACAGGTAAAATACCTCTCTTTTGTGCTTCAACAGCTGCTTCAAGTAGTGCTGTTGTTTTTCCTGTATCTGAATGTCCTCTTAATAGAACTATATGTCCCATTGGTATACCAGGAGTTGATGTTACCTCTTGGTATGCCGGGGATAATGGTATCCATTGTTGTTCTTTAAATTTAGATTTTGATGATAAACCTTTTTTATCTTTAAAACTATCTAAATTGAACTTAGAGCGAATCTCAGCAGATACTGCTTCTTGTAATGTTTTTGAATTTTTCTTTTTTGCCATTATAATATTTTATTTAAAATGGTAAATCATCATCTTCGAATAAAGAATCAAATTTATCACTTTTAGTTTCTTTTGGTTTCGCGTTTAATGAATAATTTGATTTTACTGGTTCACTTTCGAATCTTTCTGATGGTTCTGAGTGTATTGATCCTTCTTCTAATTCATCTTCAGGGGCAATAAATTTCTGTAAAGCTGTTTTAATTTCATCATAAGTGAATCTTTTAAATACAGATTTTGGATCTGCTTGTTCTTCTAAAAGTTTCTCAACTTGAGCAGAATCTTCATTCAGTGGGGATGTTTTTAGTGATGGAGAAAGTGATGTTTTGTTATAAGCTGTACCTGTTACTTCAGGTCCTACAGTAGTCAATTTGATATCTCTACCACTTGATACATCTGTAAAATCTCCAATTTCATCATCTGTAGCCATATTCAAGAATTCTTGATATACCATAGATCCGAATTGCCACAATTTGACACCTTCTTCTTCCATCCCTCTCACTAATACTGGAGCGAATGTTCTAACTTTAGCTTCTAACTTTTTAGCTAATCTCCAGTTTTCTTTATCTGAAGTTTGTCTTAATTTTTGGACAAATTCCATAATTGGGTCTGGATCTCCCCAATTTGCAGGAGATGCTATAACTCTTTCTCCAATTCCATAATAGAACATCATTTCAGTGAATGGGTTCTGTTTGTTAAATTTATTAGGTACAACCCTAATAATTTGTTTCCCTATGGTAGGTTTCCAGAAAAGATTCTTTTTTTCCCCACCTCCAGATTTTGATGTTTGCTTGTTCATGTTTTCCAAGCGTTGTTTAATGACGTTTAAGTCCATAATATAACTGTTTTTGGTTAATAATTTATGATGTGAATATACGAACAGGGATTAGGTATTCCAAGTCATATTTGATAAGATTATTAAAGTTCTATAATCCTATAGATCTTTGTTCTCAATTGTTTTAACTCGTTATCCTGAGTTAACATTATTGTGTTTCTATAATGTTGCCAATCAATTGGAAATCTTGTATTAACTACCCCACCATTTAGAGTTTTGATAAGCTCATTTAGGGCGTTAATAGTGTAGAGAGTATTTGAATCTTTTTTTCTATGTACTAATATTGTATTAGAAGGGATGGTATTAACATTACCCTGATCAATATTGTAAGTACAAACATACTCATCATTACTTTTGATGTGTAATACAAAGATTTTATTATATAATATATCATATTTTGTTGTGATACTATCCAGTAACCCATCAAGGTCTTCTTTAGTAGTAAAGGTACAAAGTAATCTATTATTCAAATCTATTGTATTTGTGAGTGACGATTCATGAAAATCGTCTACTGTATACGTATGTGGAGGGTTATGTAAAGTCATATGTTGTTCCATAATTGAATTTTGTCTGTAATTTGTGTTTTTTAAAAATTTCTTGTATTTTTTTTATTGTTTCTTTATCATTTTTATCTAGGTCAAACAAAAAACTATCATAGGTGTAAAGTATTAATTTTGTTTTACACCCTTTCAATAACTTAAATATTTCC